CTTTAGAGACTACCCTGTTAATATTGCCAGTCAATTTGGTTGGAACCTTAAAGACAAAAACTTTAGAGAGAAGTGGGAAGATCTTCCTGAAAACAGAAGAACTGTCCGCAAGGCGCATCTCGATGAGGTTAAGCAGGCTTATCAGTATGGGGTAACTTATGGTGAGGCTAAAGACAACTATGACCTCATTGATAAATTTGAGAATCAAGTGCGTAGGAAGTTCGGTCGTAGCCCAGCAGAATTAGATTACATCCTGTATGACATGGAGTTACCAGATTAACTCAGCCTTCGCGACTAACAATCAGAATCTTATTTTTGTATAATGAAGTGGAAACAAATATTTAAGGACAGCAACGACTGGAACGAGAAGAGTATTCTTGGTGCAATTTCTTTTGCTGTAATGGTTTTGGTAATGACTCTTGATCTTATCACTGGTGCGTTCGGAAAAGATTTAGTAATTAATGAAGGCGTCTACAATTCTTTCGTGTATGTAACGATCGGTTGTTTTGGAATTGCTGGATTAGAAAAGTTTGCTAAGTCCGGTGGCGATAAATAAAGAGATATCAGAAGACACGGTAGTAGGTCTATCGCTAAAGACCGTTGGTATGATTATCGGCGGGGCAGTAATAGTTAGCCTGGGATACTTTGATCTAAAGGCTGAGGTGCAAGAGGCAAAAGAATTACCTGTGCCAGTAATAGGAAGAACAGAGTACGACTTAAAAGATGAGTTGATACGGACCACGATCATGAATACCAAGTCAGATGTTGATGACATCAAAAAGCAATTAGATAAAATAGAGGAGCGCCTCTTCGAGATGAAATGAAAAGGGCTGCCCTCGCCATAGCATTTACCCTGCTGTGTGCCTTCAAGGTGCCGACCAGGGGCTTGGTTGTAGTTCATTATAACGCTGAGTTTAATTCAACCAACAGCGTATCATTAAAAAGAATAAGTGATGCCCGTGTTATCAACGCATGGATAGACGAGGCTGATGTAAAAGAATACGGGAAGATAAAATCTGTTCCTACTATAGTCCTTTACCAAAATGGTGAGGAGATACAGCGGTGGGAGCCAGGTCTTTCATTAAACCTTTCCGTAACACATAAGGATATACAGGAGAGTATTGATGAACTAACTGGTGCAAGTAAATTCTAATGAGAAACATACTGATTACTTTTTTCTTAATGAGTTCTATGTTACTACACGCTCAAAAAATTGGGGGTGTATTTAAGTATGCTACTGTTTACACAAGTGCGTTCGCTTCGTCGCCTATGCCTGCTCAAAAAGAATACTTTGTTACTCAGGGCGGAGAACTTCAAGACATTACAATTGAGAATCCATTCGACTACAAGGCAACTATTGGTATACGTAGAGTTGCTCGTTATGATTACGAGAACAGACAGAATAGATTTTATGATGGGCAAACCGAATCAACCACAGCGTTGTCCGCAACTGTTGGGTCAGTAAAGGGGTTTGAGTATCTTGCTCAGTACGATATAGGTCGTCAGCAGGGCACAGAGTATGTTAACCAGAGATACTTCCTTAGATACCTCTCTAAATACTTCATGGTAAAAGGTGAATACTATAACCAGGGTCTTGTTGATTTGAACTACACTCAGGTAGAAGCACGTACCCGATTGCATATAGGAGAGTTAGACTTCAGTGTAGGTTTAGCAGCACGACAACACCAGCCTTATGGATACGATCCTATTGCTGATTATCTTGAGGATAAGCCTTGGTGGGATCTTGCAATGGATTACGGATACTCAGACAACTACTATGGTATTGACTACGACAACGATGGTGAAATAGATAACGCTGATTGGTGGTGGCAAAACAGTGAAGGAGAAAGAGTTGCTGACACCGATGCTGACTTTAGAAAATATATATACAAAGACATAGTAAATGACTACAACAGAGTGATGCTTGATAGCGTAGGTGCTTTGGCTTCTCTCTCAGCAATAGCCGGTGTAGATTACTATCATTATGAAGATGACTTTTGGATCCACTCCTGGGCAAGCATACTACCATATCATCGTCACATAGTTGGAGGTCATGAGTTCTCATATCAAAACTTTGTTGAGCACGATTGTGATGAGGACTGTGATGAGCATAATCATCGTGGTGTTCAGTGGGTTGACTATAGTGCAGGTATTGTTTTCGGTTGGAAGTTAGGTAAGAGATGGGGTATATTTACTGAAGGTGAGTATATGAAGTACTGGGATAGAAATATCTTTAACCTAAGAGCAGGTATTAACTATCAATTCAGATAAATGAAATGGCTAACCGCATTAATCATAGCGCTATTGTTAAGCAGTTGCAGCGCTCAATGGCACCTAAAAAAAGCAGTCAAGAAAAACCCCAGTCTATTAAGCAAAGACACGGTTGTTGTTACGGATACGATTGTAACTGCTCCGGTCTCGGTGCGTGACACCATAACACTTCAACAGCGGGATACTATTACCATTACTAAAGACAGACTTAAAGTAAATATTGTACGCTCTTTCGACACTATCATGGTGGATGCGATATGCGACAGCGATACTATTGTACAAGTAATAGAAGTACCTGTGCCATCCCTCGTTATGAAGGACAGCAACAGGTGGTACAACAAGGTATACAAGGTTTCTTTTTACCTTTTGTTACTTCTACTTCTTCTTCGCTTCTTTCGGAAGCATCACATAATTTAGACTCAACTTCCGCAGGCTTCACAGTCTGAAGGGTTCTCAAAATTACACGTTGGTTGTTCAGCGGACTCAAGTTCCGATACGAATGATTCGAAGTCTTCCATAATGGTTAAAAAAAGGTTTAATCCCCACGAAATTGTGGGAACTTCGAAGATACAAAATACCTTGATTAGGGTTTCAATTCGTAATAAGGTGAGTATGCGTATCTTAGGTTCCAGGCCTTCACTTCTTCTGGTGTAAAATCGCCTACAAGGTAATCTTCGGGTGAGGTAAACAGTATAAATACTACTATATCAGAGACCTCTTTATCGATAGCATATTTGTTTGCCTTGAATGAATTCTCACAAGTCTTAATGCTAATCTTTTGAGTCTCTCCATTCTTTACTACATGAATGTCCGGATCATCTGTTACATCCTTTGTTTGTTTCAACAGCGTAGACACTGTGTATCTTGAGTACTCTGGTGTGATTTCATAGTAGTACCTTACTAACAACTCTCCAAGTATACCTAAGTATTCAGTATAATATTCACGAGGTACCTCACCCAGTAGTAAGGATTTTTTAGTTCCGGTCCTCTGCTTGTTTGTTCCCTCATATCTTTTCTTATTCGCTTCTATTCTCCTGAGAGTTAAGTCATCAGAATATTCTTTAAGATAAGACGGGATAGGTAGCCGGTTCATGATAATCCTTTTAAGCGTTCTTTATTAAGAGTTGATAGATCATAGTGTTCCTTAACGTACTCATATAGATTGTTGGCCAGCCTCCATGCTTTAGTTATATTCATATCCTTGATCTCTCTGCGCCAGTCAGATGGAGACTTACAAAGTATGCCGGTTTCGTTATGTATGATTACTTCTTTATATGGGGTGACACTGCTTGCTATAATTGCAGTCTTAGTATACCCCGCTTCAACTACTTTCAATTCTGATTTACATTTATTGAATACACTCTTCTTTAGTGGAGATAGTGATACATCAAAGAACTTGTACAGTTGTGCGTATTGAGTTATGTCTACGGGGTTCATACGATACTTAGCCTTTAATCTGTCGGCATAGTCCATGAGATTCATGCTGTATAATTCGTAGTCTTCAAAGGTCATACCCATCTCATCCAGATCTTTCTGGTGACCATTAGCACCAAGGTATCCAAACCTTACTTTAAAGTCTGGATTACCATCTTTCTGTTGATCAGCCCACTGCTGTTCTTTCTCGTATACTGTATTAGGGATAAGTCTATAAACAGCGTCAGGATTAATCTTCTTCATCATCGTAATAAGGTACGAGGATGGTGACCAGATCTCATCTGCTATTTTAATTGTATTGGTAATGTTAGGACCTTCCTTTTTTTTGTAATGCTCATAGGCTGGATTATCTTTAGGTAGGTTCCAGTAGTCATCGTTATCCAGAATAAGTTTGATGTCGTTATTCTTTAAGAACTTTTTAAATTCTTTGTGATCAGAGACGCTACATCTCCTGGACACCACAAGGTTTTTTATTTGAGACAAGTCCCACTCCTTCATCTCATTGAAGTCCTCAAAGAAATGTATCTGTAATCCTTCTTCTTCTTTAAGTCTTAGGAACGGAGTCATTAACCTATGATAGTTAATACCGTTTAGCCCATCAAGATAAATCAGTGTCATCATAATACTCAAGTAATACAGAGCGAATCATATCGAACTCTGCATCAATGTCTCTTTTAAACTTTCTGATTGTGTTGTGTAATCGCTCTGCGTCAGAACGAGGATCTCCTGAAGAGTCGTGTAGACTCTCATACAACTCAGTAGCCGCATCATGCATTCTACTGGTTGCCAGGAAATAAATCTTACTCAATGATTTTGTATCCATAACCCTTAATTGTTGCAACAAACTTATCCTTCTCTACCCCAGGATCATACTGAGTTGACTGCTTGGTGAAGAACTTAGGGCTGTCATCATGGATGTAGCCGTGATTACGTAAGTAATCTGCTAAAAATTTACAACAACATATAGCGTTATCAACGTCGAACCGACAATTGTAACGCACATGTATCTCCATTGAATCAATCCAGAACTTATCATAATCCTTGATTACTTCTGCTATTGATTCCCAATATTCCTTTTTGTATTTCACGCGCACCGCGTAGTGGCGCCCACTGTAGAACTTATTCAGTGATGGAGGCTTGGGTAGTTGTATTACGATTTCTTCGTAAGCATTCATACCCATGAATATAATACTATAACTTCAGTAATGCAACATTATATGCTGCGGGTTTGAAACTTTTATTACCGGTGGCCAGGCCACTGAATCCCGTTTTAGTTGAGTTGATTTCTAAAATGATAGGCTCGTCCCATGCGGTAGGCTCTCCTCCGGTCTCCTGGTTACGTTGTTTACGCACATGTATCTCGGTTCGTTGTCGAAGATCGTAGTCAGGCGAAGACACTTTTCTATGGAACGTGAGGAAAGAATCGGCCCTATTCACGAACTTACCTCCGCCTTCAGTCATTGCGGCACGAGGTGCTACCGGCAGACCATCAGGCCCAACAGTCCTTTGTGCTTCAGTAATAGAGTGTGTATTAAGCCATACCGCCATGTTGTTCTTAACGCTGAACGTAAGCATCTCTGAAGCGGCTTCATAATGATACTCATGAGAAGACACTTGGTTGTTCTTTGACACCGTCATCTTTAATGAGTTATATGGATCGATAAACAAACCATGATAATCTTCTTGGCGTATTAGTTTCTCTGCAAATACAAGTAGATCGGTGTAAGAATATACCTGCTCATTACTAATCACTGTAAAATATTTGTTGACCCATTTGTATGCGGCTACTCTTTCTTCATAGTGCATATCAGTAATCTTCATGTCTACCACAAACTCCATCAACCTCATCTTTACTGCGGCGGTTCTATTTTCTGAGGAGTAAATTATCCAGCGCCAATTGTGTTTGATAGAAGAGCATACCATAAGATACAGCGCCATAGTAGTTTTGCCTACGTTACTATGCCCATTGATAATAGTAAATTCTTTTTTAAATAAGTAATGCTTGTCAAGTTCAGCGAAGCCGGTAGACAACCCTTTCTCAATATCTCCGTTCGCAAACTTATTGATCCATTCATAGTCACTATCATCAGAAGAAATAAAGGACATGTCCCCATCATTGATACGCATCTCTCTACGTATCTTGTTCTCATCATCAATGATCTCACGAATAGGCATCATCTTGCCCTGACTTAACCCATCGACAATAGTCTTCTTGGCTAAATCTAAATCCTCAACGGAGTCACGCAGTTGTAACTCACGTAGCATTACACGCACCGCTTCGTCCTCTTCCATCCTTCCAGCAGATATGTATCCACCACATAGAATTGATGCTCTTAAAAGAGTTATATGCTTCTCGCCATCAGGTGCCTTACGAATCATACGAGCAACGATATCTATCTTGTCGTAGTCGGTATATGATTTCCTTTCAGTGATATCCTCATGCTGAGTATTCTCAGAGAGCATAGCACCAAAGACTTTGTTATTGT